TAAGGTGATTAAATGGTCGACGCAACTCCCGGTATACTAACAACCCTGAACACAGGTGCATACGCTAATACAGGCGGCACAGGTGAGCGAGTACTTATTGACTACAAAGATGCAATTATGGATTACAAGGTCACAGACCTTCCAGTTATGCAATTCTTTGCAGACCCAATGACTACAGATACAGGTGGTAATATTGATATTACTTTCGCAAAACCATCGATGGCGATGGAACAAATAGATGAAGGAACAACTCCTCAATACCAACACACTAAACTACGCTCCGAGCGAGTGTCAGTTAAAGAGTGGGGTCTTGCAGTAGGTGTTACCCGCAGAATGATAGAAGATTCAAGGTTCAACGAAGTCGAGATGGCATTGAACGAAGCACGTCGTGCAGTCGATAGACACATGACGCAACACGTTGTAAATGTTATGTTCGGTCTTGGTGATGCCACTTTTGGAACAGGTGTCAGCAACGCTGATATTGATGCTTCCACAGCAGAATCAGCTATTGTAAACTTCTCAAACTGTCCTAACGGTGGTTTCTTCGGTACAGGAGCAACTTTCGATGGACGTTTGGACGACTACGCAAACCAAGGTGTGACTGCTTTAGCCGCAGCAGATGGTTATAATAACGACGGAGTAACAGGTCTAGGGGCAATATCTTTAACAGATATTTCCGCAGGTATTACTCGTATGTCAAAGCACGGATACAATGCAACTCATTTGTTCTTGTCTCCTACGCATTATGAAAACCTTCTTAAGATGGCTGATTTCACTACCGTTTTCAGTGCAGCAATGTCAGCAGCGCCAGTATCTGGTGCTAATGTTATGCCAACTGACGCAGGAAGCGAAAACCCATTCGGGCGTATGCTTTCTACAGGTGGAATAGTAGGACAACTTTATGGATTGAATGTCGTTGTAAACGCATGGGTACCAGCAGGTCGAATGGGAATATTCGATTTGAGTGTTAAACCTATGGCTTACGTCGAGAGACGTCCTTTAACAGTTGAAGAAGCAAACCCCGGATTCGGAATTATCGGTTCATACATGTCTATGAGATATGGTTTGAAAATCGTTAGACCCGAAGCTGGACAAATTATAATTAGCGCAGCTTAGACTGAATAAGTTTTAATTATAAGGGTACGGGGAGAACCCTAATCTCCCCAACATTTTTAATTAGTTCGGAGAAGAATGGCACGATATAGTAATTTATTGAGAGTAAACTCAGGTCGTCAGCAGATGGCTATAAAGAAAAAGATTCAAGCTTTCACTTCTTCCGACAGTGCGAATTATTATATTACAGGAGCTTCTTTAGGTGATGCTCCAAATTATACTTTAACATTAAGTGGTAAAGGTAGTGCTGGAGCTTCTGTTAACTTATCTGATTTAGTTCAAGCTTCAGCGTCCCCTTTAACAACAAAAGGAGATATTTATGTTTATAGTGATAGTGGTACTAGATTACCAGTAGGAACAGATAGTTATGTTTTATCTGCTGATAGTAATGAAGATACTGGATTGAAATGGGTGGCAGCTAGTACGGCTAATTATTATTTAGATGCATTAACATGGGGAACAGATAGTAAATTAACAGGTAGTATGGCTGGAGGCGGCTCTGCTGTTACTGGCGCCGCAATGACTACCTTTACCCCCAAAACATATTTTTCCACAGGAATAGCAGTCGGTGGTAATGATACTGCTTCTGGTTATATAGAATTATATGAAGATGATGACGATGGAGATAAAAGAATTAAAATAAAAGCAGCTGCTATGGATGCTGATATCGATTTTACTTTACCCAATGCTTATCCAGCTTCAAGTGGTTATGCGTTAGTGTCTACTGATGCTGGTGTCATGTCATGGGCATCAACAGCAGCTGGAGACATTGGTGGTTCTATCACTGATAATCAAGTAGCTTTCGGAGCTACTACGGCTGATAGTATAGAAGGCAATGCCAATTTCACCTATGATGGTTCTTATTTATTAGCATTTGGACGAAGTAATGCTAGTGCCTATGGTGCTAATTTTAATATTAAAAAGTCTAGAGGTAGTGTTGGGTCCGAGGGTAATGTATCTTCAGGAGACACAATAGGACAAATCAATTTTACACCCTATTATGGAGATTACGATAATTATTCTGCTCGGATTGAAGCTAAGGTTACAGGCACTCTTGCTGCTGATACAACACCCGGCTACTTAGCATTCTCAACTGCGGCAGCTGGAGCTAATACGGTTACACAGAGAATGTGTATAGATTCTGCTGGTGAGGTAGGTATAGGTACTGCTTCACCTACAACTAAATTAGATGTAGTAGGGACTATCACAGCAGGTGCTAATAGCTATATGTCTATGCAGGATAATGAAGTTACTGCCTCTAGTGGACATTTAAAAGTACATTCAGCTGATGACGTTAATTTAGACGCTCATTCAGGTATTACTAATTTTCAATATAGAGGTACAGAGACTTTTAGAATTGGAGCAGGGGCTAGTTCACCTGTAACTTTACAACCTAAAGTTGCGTCATACGATACTGCTTTTCTTACAGCAAGTGCTGGTACAGAGGTAATGCGTATAACTGATGGTGCTAAAGTAGGCATAGGTACAACTGCACCTTCTGCTTTGTTAGATATTAAAGGGACTTCAGAAAATTTAAGATTATCAAATGGAAGCCATTATACTAGCTTTACTCAAGCTAGCGACGGAGATTTAACTATAACCAATAGTGATGGTTATATAATGTTAAATGCTGATGATACATATAGTGGAATAAGAATGTATGTGGCAGACCACGAACAGTTCAGAGTATCGAAAGAATATGGTACTTTGTTTATGGGATATGGTGATGGCACTACAATATTATCTGTCACAGAGACAGGTACTAGTTCAGCTAAAATAGCTGCTGCTAGTGGAAAGAGTATGTATATTAATGCAGGAGATAATTTACATATAAATGCTGGAGATGGTATTCAATTTGAACCTGATGAAGCAGACCAGACGGGAGGAGCTGTTAGGATTTATAATTATAGGGGAGGTACAAATTATGCAATCTTTGATGGAGCAAATAAACGTGTAGGTATAGGCACAACTGCTCCTACAAAATTATTAAATCTTTCTGGTACATCAGAGGAAAGGATTAGGGTTGATTCATCAGATGGTTATCCCGGCTATGAATTTGCGAAAGCAGGAACTCGTAAATGGGTTCTTTATAATCATGCTACACTTGATAGGCTTGATATAAAAACAAATACAGCTGTAGTAGCTTCTTTTTTACAGGGTGGTGATGTGGGTATAGGCACAGCTGCACCTAGCTCTAAGTTACATGTCGATGGTGATATTACATTAGGTGCTTCAGACCACCTTATTTATAGTGGTAAAGCACAGATAGATGCTAATGGTGGTATGTTAGTGGTAGAAGATTTATCTACCAATCACGCTTATGTGGTATTGAAACAACCCACGGCTTCTAAGAATATAGGTTTAAAATTTAATAGTACAGGTAATTCCAAAGCAGATATAACTTATCATGCCGATAGTGACCCTAGATTGGTTATAGACTGTAATCATCCGACTACTTTTGAGTATGGTGGAACTGAGAATCTGCGCCTTAATGATGCAAGTATTTTTCTAGCGGAAAAAGCCGAAGCTACCGCAGACATAGCAGCCTTCGGACAACTATGGGTTAAGAATGATACACCCAATAAAATATACTTTACTGATGACGCTGGCACGGATTTCGACCTGACAGCGGGTGAAGCAAACGTTTTCACTGGGGCAGTCACTGATACTTACATTCCTATTGCCAACGCTGCGAATACCTTTACAGATTTTGTTCCCGCTTTTGTGGAAACTAATAACCTATTTATAGGAAAAGTCCCTGCTAGTTTAACCACTGATGGAGATGATAACACTGCTTTTGGTATGACAGCTCTCGATGCTATTACTACTGGAAGTGATAATACAGCAATGGGATATAATACCTTATCTGATGTTACCACAGGAGAAGGTAATACAGCTATAGGAACTAGAGCTGGTGCGTCACTTACGGCAGGTGTCGAAAATACTTTTATAGGATTTAGTGGCTCTAAAGCAACGACAGGGAGCTATAATACTGTTGTGGGTGCTGGCGCAGCAGCAGCATCTACAGGTATAACCAGTTCGGTTGTTATAGGAAGACAAGCTATGGGTCTTGGTGTAGGGGTTGGAGCTGATAATGTAGTGATAGGTTCTTTAGCAGGGCAAGATTTAACAAGCGCTGCACAGACCGTCTTAATAGGTTCTAATGCTGGGTCCAACTTAACAACCGGCACTTATAATACAATTATAGGATATGATGCTTTAAAAGCATCAGTAGGAGGTACCTATAATGTAGCCCTTGGATGGATGGCTATGCGCTATCATTCTGAAGCTGCGTCTGGATATAATGTATCTGTGGGCTCTAAGTCTATGTATAATATTGAGACCGGAACTGCTAATGTAGTTGTGGGTGATTCGGCCATGTATGGTAAAGGGGGTACTCTTAATGAAGCTAATGTGGTTGTTGGTATGTCCGCACTTTATTCAGCGTCGGGTGCTGTTGGTAATGTAGCCGTAGGACACTATGCCGGTAATGCAATGACTACAGGTGATAATAACACTCTAGTAGGATATGGAGCAGGTATGGCATTAACTGATGAAGCACATAACGTTTTCATAGGAAAGAATGCTGGTTCTGCTTCAGCTGGAACGGTACAGTCTGTTCTTATTGGAGCAAATGCGGGACAATCCTCTACGGGGGACAATGCTGTTTTCATAGGATATAATGCTGGTGCTGCGTGGACATCTGGTGATAGGCAAATAGGTATTGGCTATCAAACGTTAGAAGCTAGTACTTCTGGAATATATAATCTCGCTATAGGAGGTTGGGCACTTAAGACTAATACCACTGGTAACTATAATATGGCTATAGGAGAAGGAGCGCTTCAGAATAATGTACATGGTGATAATAATACCGCCATTGGATATAATGCTTTAATTACTTTAGCTCCAAGTGATGGTGCAGGATGGAATACTGCTGTAGGAATGAATGCAGGTAGACTGGCCACTACAGGAACCGGCAATGTATTCATGGGTTACAATGCAGCTTATAATATTACAGATACTGTAGACAATGTCATTATAGGTAAACTAGCTGGTGAAGATAATAACGAGAACTATAATGTATTTATCGGAAGTGAAGCAGCTATGAATGCTACTAGTGTAGCAAGTTCAGTTGCTATAGGTAGACAAGCCATGGGTGTAGGGGCAGCTCAAGGAAATGATAACGTCGCTATAGGATATAGGTCTATGTATGATTTAACAACCGGTGTTGAAAATGTAGCAGTAGGACACTTTTCATTACCTAATATAACAACTGGTTATGCAAATGTTTCTGTTGGTAGAAACTCACTGAACTCTAATTCTTTAAGCAGCAGAAATACTGCTGTAGGACATAGTGCTTTACAAGCTTTCACTGAAACTGGTGAAATGGGTAATGTAGGAATAGGTTATGGCGCTATGAATTCTGTACAAACAGGTAGTTCTAATGTTGCTATAGGTTATTATGCTTTAAAAGGTAATAATGGCGTCGATTCAGATTATAATGTGGCTATTGGTTCTTCTGCTCTAAATAATGATAACGGAGGAGATAGTAATGTAGCTATAGGATATAAGGCAGGATTTAGTAATACTACTGGTACAGGGAATGTGTTTATTGGACATTTATCTGCCTCTGGTGCAACAGCCACCGATTCCAACAAATTATTTATTCACAATACAAATGGCACTCCACTTATCGGGGGAGACTTCTCA